AATGATTGATAAGTTATTACAACAAGAAATAGAAGAACAAACCAGCGACAAGGAAGTCGCTGTTTTACTTTCTGGTGGAGTTGATAGTTTATCAGTTGCATTCGCAGCACAAAGAGCTGGTAAAGATATAACGGCATATACATTTCATTTAGAGGGTCAACCATCTTATGATTCACAAAAGGCTTTAGAAGTTTCAAAGAAATTTGGTTGGAATTGTGTCACAGTAATTGTACCAATAGATAAATTAGAAGAAGATTTTTTAAGACTAGCAAAAGAAATTAAATGTAAAAAGAAAACTCACTTTGAGTGCTGTTTTCCATTTTTATATGTGTATCCACAAATTAAAGAAAGAGCTGTAATAAGTGGTTGGGCGGCTGATGGATATTATGGTATTAGTAAGAAAGCCATATTACACTATACAAAAGGTAAAACAAAAGCAAAGTTTGATGAGTTTAGAAACAATTATTTTGATTATTTTAATCAAGCAGGTTATCTATGGCACGAAAGAATTGCTAGAAATAATGGTAAACAATTTATCACACCATATCTATCAATGAGAGTTAGAGATTTCTTTTATGCAAAAGATTGGTACGAACTTAACGAGCCATTTCAAAAACATACTGTTGTAAATGCATTTGATGAGTTTAAACAATTTAAATTTAAGAAACATATTAATTTACAATTAGGTTCTAATATTGACAAATTATTTGAAACATTAATAGATAATAAAAAGATTAATTTTAAAAATAGAAAAAGAGTTATGGACATTTGTAGGGATTGGTCCACACAATTTGAAAGTTTAGCACAATTACCAATATGAAAAAGAAATCTAATCCAATAGCAAAACAAGTCAGAACTCCAAAGTTTAAAACTAGAGTGGTTAAACCTAAAAAAGGTAAAGGTAGTTTTAAACGAAAAAAAGAACCAGATGAGGATTGGAGTGGAATAGTATGATTAAACAGAAATTAATAGACATAGTAAAACATCAATCACTTGTAATAGATGAAGACATTATGTTTAATCTACTACAAATAAAAAGAAGATGGCCAATACAATATACATCAGGTCAACCTACTGTAGAAATAATTAATAACTTTAATTCAAAAAATTTTGGAGAGATATTTGATTATAATGGATACTTAAATTTTACAACCTGGAAACATTATTATGATTTAGGTTTTACTACTATCATATCAAATGTTTTAGATTTAACAAATGAATTAAGAGAATTAAATTATAAATTAGCAAACTTAATAGGTAAACAAATTAATGGTAATTTTTATTTTTCTAAAGGTACAACAACAAATAATCCAAGCTTTAAAGCACACCAACACAATTACGAAGTTTTAGTAAAACCAATTTATGGTTTAAGTAAATGGATTATTGATGACCAAAATATTGAAATAGAACCAGGTCAACTTATTTGGTTAGAAAAAAATCAAGTACACCAAGTAGTAGAATCAAAAGAACCAAAGTTATCTTTAACTTTAAATGTAGGCTCATAATGATATTAGTTGATTTAAACCAAGTATTAATTTCAAATCTAATGGCTCAAACCAGAGGCCAGATAGATGACCTACCAGATAAAAATATGTTAAGACATATGGTACTAAACTCATTACGTGGTTATAATTTAAAGTTTAAAGAAGAATATGGAACGCCTGTGTTATGTGCTGATGGTGCTAATCCTTGGCGTAGAGATATATTTCCTAACTACAAATACAAAAGAAAAAAAGGTAGAGATGAATCAGATGTAGATTGGTCAGCATTATTTCAAATGATTGGTGAAATTAGAGATGAGATTGCACAGAACTTTCCATATGTTGTATTACACATAGACAAAGTTGAAGCAGATGATATAATCGCTGTACTTGTAAAAGAATATCATACAAAAGAAAAGATTATGATAGTGTCAGGCGATAAAGACTTTATACAATTACATAGATACCCAAATGTAAAACAGTATGCACCAATACAAAAGAAGTTTGTAGAAGATGAAGACCCTATTAAATACTTACACGAACAAGTAATTAAAGGTGATAGATCAGATGGTGTACCAAACATATTGAGTGCAGATGATGTATTTGTGACAGGTACTAAACAAAGACCTATAAATAAAAAGAGATTAGAGGAATGGGCGAATATAGAAAACATACCTCTTGGTTCAGAAACTAAAAAGTATTATGAACGAAATAAGAAGTTGATAGACTTGGACGAGATTCCAGGTCTTATATATAATGATATAAAGAGTAAATATATAAATTATAAAGTAAATGACAGGACGCTGTTATTGACTTACTTTATAGAGAACAAACTGAAATCATTGATTGAAAATATAAATGATTTTTGATAACATGCATGGAGAAATATAATGGCACAAGACAATCCTAATTTGATTTCCCGAAAAGCAATGGAAGCAATGTCCAGTACATCTGGTTCTGCATATCCATTGATAAGTGAAATCTTTTTAAAGGTTAATAACGCAAAAGACAAGCCTAAAAAGATAGAAGTTTTAAGACAGTACGATAAACCTGCTTTAAGACAAATCTTAAAAGGTTGCTTCGATCCAAAAATAGAATGGGAACTACCAGAAGGTATACCACCATATATTGAAAATGATGTACCAGAAGGTACAGAACATACACTTTTAATAAACGAGTCAAAAAGACTTTGGCACTTTGTTAAAGGCGCAGACCCAAAAACAAATAAACTTCAAAAAGAAACTATGTTTATTCAAATGTTAGAAGGTCTACATAAGAACGAAGCAAAAGTTTTATTAGATATGAAAAACAAATCACTTAATAAAACTTTTAAAGGTTTAACCGCAGATATGGTTAAAGAAGCCTTTGGTTGGAACAAAGACTTTGTAACACCATAACGAATCAATAGAATAAAGGGTGCGACAAGTTGTTGTTCACCCTTTGTTCTTCAATAAACCCCTCATTTTACTACACTTTTTTCCCAAAATACCTGTTGACAAACACCTCTTTTTAGTGTATATTATAAATATGAAAGAGAGGATTTTATATTATGCGTAAATTTATGATAACAGTTGTTATTTTAACAACTACATTATGGTTAGTCTTAACTAGTTTTATGAACTCGGTTATGGCGAATGAGTATAACAAGGCGGTTATTGGTCACGTTATACAATCCACAGTTAACGGTACAAATGTTGATACCAGTAAACTCTTTGAACAAGAGATGCAGAAACTGGCTCATCAATTTGCCATTGAATCGATTACAATATTACAAGCATACTTACCTCAAATATTAGAGGGTATTGCTACAGATTTAAGACTAAAAGCAGATACAGAATACAAATGTAAACTACTTGAAGGATCTAAAATCGAAGATGATTGTAAATAATTTTTTATCTTTAGACATTGAATTGAAAGTTTTATTGTTATTTTTTATAGTAACATTAATTTACGAATCTATAAAGGGAATAAAAAATAAATGGCAACAAAAAAACAAACAAAAAAATCACAAGTGAAGAAAATACTTAAAAGAGAACTTGTAAGTAATCGTAAGTATAAAACGACTTATAAAGACATCAAAAAGTATTTTAAAATGATTAATAAAGCTGTTTTTGATGATAAACTATCACCATTTAATGATATATTAATTAAAAAAATTTACAAAGATGAAACTAAAAAATATTGTTATGGACAAGTGATTGCTTGGGAGTGGAAACGAAAAGGTACGAGAGTATATCATTTAGAAATGCAACCAAGTTATAGAAATAAAAAAGACTTTGTGGATACTTTAGGACACGAAATGGTCCACCTATATCAAATGGCTAATGTAGGTGATACTGGAAATCATAATAAATTGTTTTACAGTTTTAGACCAAAATTGAATGCAATTGGCCTTGACTTATAAAAATGAAAGAGATATATAATGGAAAAAGTGAGAAAGAAAAGCAAAGAAATAGATCATTACGTTAAACAAAACGTAGGAGAAGCATTGTTACAGTTAAGAGAACTATCTAAACCTAGTAACAGGTCAGGTGTAAGTAGAGTTTATTACACAGGTAATTGGGTAAACGACATCTATAATAACTATACAGAAAAACAAGCACAAAAGATATTTGATAACGCCAATCAATATAGAGATAAGTTAGACTTTTTTCAAGTAAAATTAAATGATACTTACGAAGATTATAACGAAAAAACTTTACAAGCTTACGATTACGTAGCGAGGGTTAAGTGAAAATTTTTGTAAAAACAATTATGGGAGTTATTGTCGCTTTGTTTTTTGCGATAACCATATATTTTTATATACAAGATGGTAAGACTAAAGCAGCAGAAGTAATACCAACTAAACCTGATTTTGAACACACAAACAATCAACAATTTTTAGATAACGTTTTACAATGTGTGGATTATGTGTATTGGAAAAATAAAGATTTTGAAAAAGTAAATGTAGAACTATTACTTGCTC